GCCGTCAACATATAGTAGCCGACGCTTCTGGAACTCCACAACAGCCTTTCGAGTAAGTCTGCCATAATCAGAATCTATTTTGTACCGATACAATCCCTTAGCAGCCAACAACTGTTGCACCACTTTAACCGCTGCTCCTTTAGCACCTTTCTTCAAAGGGCGAGAAGTAACTAGAGCTTCTATTTCAGCAAACGCATCAACAATACCTTTAGCTCCTTGCTTAACTGTTTTTGTTGATTTCTTTGTTGCTGGCTTACTTTTTGGTTGCGCTTTCGTAATGCCGTTACGATGATCCTTCACCCAATCAAATAACACATTGCCCGGACAACTAGTGCTTGCTAGTTCTCTGTGTCCTTTTACCCATAGTTTTTTGTTGTAACGTTTTTGTATGTCACCAATTAACCAAGTAAGGCTTGCTCGTGTTTTTGCTGGTATCTTTTTGTCGCCGTCACCTGTGTAACAAATGCTTTCTGTGCGACTGTTGTACGGGCGTGTTGCCGCTGATACGACACCAGCGCCTCGACCTTCGTAGATAACGCCTTGCTCGTCTATTAACCAGTTGTATGCGATTGCGTTCCATCCGTTAGCGAGCATGTGATGTCGTTCAAATGCTCTGACTGCTGTTACGCCTTTGGGTCCGTTTTTTACGCCTGAATGATGTATGGCAATGCCTACAACACGTTTCTTATTTAGGTAACTAAATGGGCTTTTTGGTCCTCTGCTGTTCCAGCCTGCACGAGAAATAATAGTACTCATAAAAGTGTCCCAATGTGTAGTAGTTCGATGTTAACGTGTTTGCTAGTAGTTGGTATCATGTATTAGCTCGGTTGGTTTGGGAACTCAGCAGTGTCGGCAGGAGTCCATGTTGAGGGGAAATCTCGTAGTTGTTGCCTGTATGTAGCCCATTCAGCTTTCTTACTGTCACTTAAAGGACTGTCTGCAAATTGTGTCCAATCTGATTGCAATAGCAGGGAATCACGCTTTGATCGCATAATAATACTTTTTGTTTCGTTTGTTGCGTCTGGCAAACCGTTTGTTGTTGTTACTCTCATGCTATTCTGTACCATCCTGTTAAAAATATGTCGCCATAACTTCCACTTGTTTGCCACGTTGCAGGCGTTGAGTTGTCTAAAACGTCATTAAAGGTGAAACTAAGGGTAGTCTTCTGCGAGTACATAATGATATTACCACCAACTTCTATACCAAAAATAGAATATATTGTGCCTGCGGTATTAGGTCTAGCCCAACCTACACCAGTAGGCTGATACTGTAAATCTGTTGATTCTGTTACTGGAATACTAAATCGCATACCGCCTGTCGTGTAGTCACTCGTTGAACCACCTAAATAGTGAAATTGGTAATAACAGATATTGCCAACCACAGCGTATTTAGCGTTTACAGTTGCATTGCCTTTAGTCCAATTCGTGAAAGTAGGGGTCCAAGCAGTCCAATCTAAAGCACCATCAGCAACAGCGTTAATTTCAGTTGCTGTAGCTGCAACAGCCGTAGAGCCAAGAATTAAATCACCGTCAGGGATAGTAACATCCCCAGTCGCAGTAACATTCCTAAAGCCAGTTACATCTTTATTAGCGTCAACGACAACACCTTTAGACGCAGCAACAGTACCACCTGTAACTCCGTCAAGAACGTTAATTTCAGTAGCAGAAGCAGTAACAGCCGTAGAACCCAAAATCAGATCGCCTTCAGGCATCGTAACATCACCAGTTGCAGTAATGTTCCTGAAACTAGAAATATCCTTATTAGCATCAACAACAACAGCCTTAGACGCAACCACCGTTCCAGCAGTAGAACCATCAAGCAAATTAAGTTCAGCAGCACTCGAACTCACCGCAGTAGAACCTAAAATCAAATCACCTTCAGGAATCGTAACATCACCAACAAACGTAGGTGTCGTATCCCAAGCAGAAGTACCAGTACCAGTACCAATCAACACAGCACCAGAAGCAGCCGTAGTATCACCAGTACCCAACTTCTCCTCAATCTGCAACACAGCACCATTCACATTATTATGAACAGTCGCATGGTTAGGCGAATTAAGATTATCAGAATCCGCTATATTATCAGGAAGCTCATCAGGGTCACGGTCTAACGCACCCGGAAATCTAGTTGCCATTATTCACCTCTTATGGAGTTAAGTCAATCGTAAAAATACCGCCAGCAGCAAACGTAATCGTAAACGTTCCGTTACTCGACGAGAAATCAGAACCAAAATCAATGTATGCAATAAGCGGATCATCAGTTAAAGAATCATCATAAATCACAGCGCCCCTGGCACTTGTAATCGTTGCAGATGACCATGATGTGTCAGCAGCATCAAACTTAATCGTGCCACTTGTCTGAGTTAAAGCCAAACTACTTAACGTGTTACCACCAGCAGTATACCCTGACCCAGAAACCTCATTAGAAACGTCACCCTTAAAATCATGCGCCCCAAAATCAGGAGTGTACGACGACGTAACCAACATAATCTTAATCGTGTCACTGTCCAGGTCTAACGCAAGAGTGTTCTTTAAAGCGTTAAGAAAAGTTATTCCATAAAGACCACTAGCCATCAGCGTTCTCCTCATCAGTTACAACGCTGGCTTGTATCGTCTCAGCCGCTATAACTACATCTACTTGTTCATCTTCCATGATGTCCAATAATAATCTAATCAAATAAAGAAAGATAGAGGGTAGGCTAACCTCCCAGTACAGTCAGCCTACCCTACTACCTAATTAAGAACTATTAGTTAGTTCCTATTGAGGATGATGTTTCAATCCTTCGGATACATTCCTCACGGAATCTTCCGTATCCTACAAGATGATACCAACCTACTGTGTTGAATCGACGTAAGCTGTCGGTTACAGGACCGAACACTACGCTTGGGTCCGCACCGAAACCGGCTGCCCGGCTGTGTGCTTTCGCAAGAGCTTGTCTACCAACTATTACAGTTTTGTATTCATCAACGTTAGAAGCACCAGCGTCAGCGGTTAGCGTAATTCTTGGTGTTTCAATGAAGTCAACTCCACCGAATGTACCAATGCTACCATTTCGGACACCTGCTCCGTCTTGACGGATTTGGTGTTGGATAACGTCAGTTACTGCTGTAGCTGCACGAAGATCGAAAGAAACGTCAGGGTGGATAAATCCAACGTAAACGTTTCCGTCAAATGCAGGTGCAGAAGCGGCTCGTAAGTTAGCAACAGCTTTACGGATAAGACCAGCGGTAACAATGTCACCTGCTGCTAGTTCTCCTGTAGCTGTAGCATCGCCACCGAATAGTACGTTGCTTCCTTCTGTAACAATGTCGTGAACAATCTTATCAAGACTGTCACCCATGTTGTAACCGATAATGTTCGCAGCGTCAGCGTCTATGTTTAAGAAGCTGGTTCCACGGGCTTTAGCGGTGGTTTGTATTGTATTGCCGTACTCAGCAAGTGTTACTGTAACTTGTGCGTCACCCATTGTTGATGGTGTGAGGTCAGAAGTTTCAGATATTGCTGAAGTAGCTTGTGATAGGTCACTGTACTTTGTGAACTTAACGCTTGCTCCTGCGTGCGATTGGTTTGTGGTTTTCACATCGCAAACCATCTCAAAGAGAGGTTGTGATCGCAACGCAAAGTAAGCGAGCTGTTCAAATGCTGCGTTACCAGCGGAGTTCAGCGAACTCATTTGTGTTATTGCCATTAGGCTATTCTCCAATTAAATTTTGGAGCCTACCTTACGTCATAGCGTTAAAAGTACCGCCGTTAGATTCCCACAACTGTCGAAGTTCATCTTCATTATTCGTTTGTCTAATTAAACTCTCAAATTGAGGATCTGCCACAGGACCAGCATCATCACTAGCTTCAGCGATTCTACGCTCCGCTTCAACTTGCTGTGCAAACTGCGCCTGTTGCTCCAAATTAGTAGTATTGCCTTGGCTTACCACATTTGATAAACCTGCACTAGTAGCCTCAGCCTGTATCGCATCAACAGATAGCTCGCCTTCGTAGCCTTTCATAAAGTACTCAGTCATCTTGTTAGATGGGTCTAAGCCTGCATCACGAAACACTTCTTTGCGTTGCATCTGTTGAACTTGGGCTTCAAGCTCATCAGCTCTCTTAGCTTTCGCTTCGAGTTCTCTACGCCAATTTGGTTTGGATTCGGTACTTGAAACTTCTTCTGTTCCAGTAGACTCTGTTTCCATTATGTCACTCACCTTCTCATACACGCTAACAACGGTGGAATGCCAGCGGAGTTTAATTTAGTGTGAACGGCTCACCCTCTTAACGGGGCAGATCACATAACTAAATATAGGCAAATTCAGGGTTTGAGTCTATACCCTACTAATTTTGTGCTGATCCAAGACCAGTAGCGCCCATTCCGGTTACCAAACCACCAGTTCTTTGCTGAGTCGCTGCTTGCCTACGTTGCCGTAATCTACGCACTTGAGCTGTAGTTTCTGAGTCTAAACCGAACGACGCTGCTGCTAACTCTGTTGATGTTACAGCATTCTGTTCACCGAATACTTGTTGTGTTAGACCTGCTTGTTGCCCTAAACGTTGCGATATTTCACGCTGTTGTACGTTCTGCCCGGCTAGTTGTCGAGCTACACCTGTGCCTATTCCCTGCCCTGTGGCTTGTATTGCTGCTGCTGATAAGCCAGCGGATTCCATTTGTAAGCGTTGTTCTATTACGTTTACGCCTCGTTCTGGGTCTAAGAAATAAGATATGAGTTCTCCGTCGTTTTCTACGCCTATGCCGTACATTTCACGCAACTGGTTTTTGAGTTCTGGGTTGACGTTGGATACGGCTGTTGTCGCCATTGAGACTCGTTGTGTCATTTCGGCAGGGGACACATCGTTGCCTATAAATTCTGCGAAATCGTCGGGGTTGTCGTAGAAACCTTCTGGTAGTCCTGCTGCTGACATTGTTTGACGGTAGTCTCGTTCTAGTCGTATGTATTCTGCTGGGCTGATAGCTGGCAGTCCTTGTTGTCTTCGAGTATCCATACCTGCAAAACGATCCCTGTATATATCGCTGTCTTTAAGTTGAATCATTACGCTGTCTGTTGATGCGCCTTCCATTAAATAACGGTAAGCGTCTGCTGCTAGTCCTTCTAAGCCGTAGCTGGCTAGTGTGTCTTTGATGATTGTTAGTGCATCTCTGTCGTCTTGGGTTTCTTGTGCTTGCATAACAGCGTCATCGTCTACAACAGTTACCGGATCGCTTGTAGGCGGTCTTGGTGCATCCGGTGGCGTTGGCATCGGAGTTGGTGGACCGACATCAGGATTTTCATCAAAAAAATCTGATAAACTTTGCGCTATATCAGGAGAAATATCTCCTACTCCTCCACCTCTTGTATCTCCAAAACCCATTACGCTACCTCCCCAAACGTTTGACCAATAGAGAACGACAACGCCCTCGCCTGATCCTTAGCATCCCCAGTCTGTTGCCACTCAGGAAGCGCACGAACAAAATTCCGAACCTCAGAAAGAGTCATCGGTCTAGCATTAGTACCAGCATCAGGAATGTACTCAATAACATCAGAGAACTCATCCAACATATCTACTTGCCTGCCAAGCATCTGCTCAATCTGATACTTGTACGGTGAGAAATACTGATCTGGGGTAATACCCATTTGATTAATAACTTTATCTAACGTCGGGAACCTAGATACAGCAGTAGCTTTCAAATACTGCTCATACTCTGTTTGCGTAGCTTCTCCAGTATAAATCTTCTCAGCCCAATCCTGAGCTGTATCTTCTGTTTGTGGCACATAGTATTTGTACGCTAACTGTTCTAACGCATCTCGACCTGCTGAAAAATCAGAGAACTCATTTGTTATTTCGTAGTTAGCTAACTGTCCGATAATCATTTCACGGATAGCTTCCGTGTCTTCACTATCACCGTTTTGCGCTAGTGTTTGCGCCAAAGAAAATGCGTCTTCTTCGCTTAAATCAAATCCTAAGAATTGTGCTTCTTTGGTTAGTGCGTCTGTTGTTGGCTCTAGGAACTCTTGTCGTTGTGGGTCGCTCATTTCGCCCCACATGACATCGTATGTTCGTCGGGCTACGTCGGTTGTTTGCCACCATTTTGTTTTTTGTAGGAGTCCTTTGACTCTGGTCATGCTGGTTATGCCGTTGTCAACAATATATTGCATTAACGGAATTGTTCTTTCTCTTGACTCGTCGTCGTAGCTGACAATAGTTCCGTCTGCTGTTACACCAAGCACCATGTTTAGCGCTTGATCTCTGAAGAAGTAGCTTGCTCCTCCGAATTGTTCTTGAAGTAGTGAGTATATTTCATCTCGGTCTGCTTCTCGTTGAGCTATTATGTCAGCAGCAGTAGAACCACCCCCACCGGGAGGGTCTGGTGAATCGTTATCTGGTAATTTTTCTATTTGTTTTTGAACAGTAACCGTATCAGCCTGCGCTCCGAAATCACCAAAGATAGGGTCATCTGCCGGATCTGGAGGAGGCACATTGCTTATGCCTGAAACACCAAAGATAGGGTCAGCTTCAGGAGAAACAGAAACGTTAGGAGCAACTGTTTCCGTAACTTCAGTTTCAGGAACTGTGCCAGGATCACGCAACTGCGATTGAGTAAAGCCACTTTGTAACCCCTCTATTCGGGATAACTCAGCTGCATCTTCTTTTTCAATTTTTATCTGTCTTGCTGCTTGCGTTTCTCGATCAA